CTGTACGGTTTTTCCTATTTTTTCAGCTAAAGCAGCTTGTGTTGTATCAGCTTCAACACATTTTATTTTAATATCTTTTTCAATATTGTTTTTTATCATATAACCGTCCTCCGTTCTGTAAATTAATCAAATCCATTTAATATTATGGCATAAATAAGATGATTTTGTCAATATATTTGGTTTATATTTTAATAAATAGGTTTTCAATAAAACTCGAATAAAGATTCAACTAAGGATTAATGTTAATGTTTTATTGATTTAGCACATTGAATTTTCAACATTTAAGTCAACTCAACCCCATTTTTACAGTAATTTTATCAACTCAACACCTTTTTGACAGTAATTTCGTCAACTCGGTAGCCAAAAAGTAATAATGTCCACACAACCTTGTGTTTTTATGGTTTTAGATATGTTCTCACAATAAAAAATCCCGTGACTTTGAACCCAGCTTGAATATGAGTTCAAAATCACGGAAATCCCTTTATATCAAGCACTTTTACACTCTTATTTATCGCCCCTTGACATCAATACGACCGTCTCAACGTGGCTCGATTGCTCCAGATTGATGTCAGATTTTCGCGGTCGTTCGCGGGAATTTATCAAAGCGTATTTTTGCCTTAAAACACACCGATTTTTACCCTTGTACGTTCTCGGAAACAGGTCGATATGGTTGTCCCTACTTATAATATGGAACCGGCAAATCCTCCAATCGCCTCAATCCTACGCTCTGAGGGAACAAGTCCGAAATCCCATCGTCTCAACCTTAATTCTTCCCGTGACAGAATTTGTACTTTTTTCCGCTTCCGCATGGACATGGATCATTACGTCCTATCTTCTTTGGCCAGTTTGCTCTTTCCTGAACCATAAGTGGTATTTTGCCATCATACATAAGAGAAAGTTCTCTTAGTCGATACAGGTATTCTGAAACACCCAATAAGGCCTGAAACATGTGCATCGCTTCATTTTCAAATTCGAGAAGGTATTCCGTTTTCTTTATGGTTCTGTCTTTTGGATTTGGAATGTAAGTAATAACCTGACTCACCGCGTCACATTCAACATCATTGTGTCCAATCGCATTTCTCAGTTTTGCATTTACTACAACATCCAAGAAATCGGTATAGACTTCTGTGTTCAAGCAAAAATGATACCTTGATGCCTTTGGGAGCTTTAAATAATCCTCTAAAGAAGATACATTCTTTTCCAAAGGATTCATCGAATTCGCGTCAGCCCTGTATTTTATGTTATTAAGAGCGACCGGGATAACAAGCAAATTACCAAGGGCTTCATAAACATCCAAATAGAACTGTTTTACACTATCAAAGCTACTTGTTGTCGAGCCTTCAACTTCAAAATCAAAAGAATCATCTTTGCAATATTGTAAAGCGAGAGCAGGAATGAGGCGCTGGTATATTTTTATAAAATCATCATAGACCTTATATATCAAATCCTGTAGCTCCTCAAGATGATAACCATCATGTGAATTTAAGAAGTCTACTAAGCTCTTCAGCTGAACAGAGTCCAGTTTCATAATTCCTGCACTAAAAGAGGGATTATCCAAGATGTCTTTTTTGAGTGCAGAATAAAACCCATGAACCTCAATCATATGAACAGCTCTCAGTACCTCAGACTCATCTCTGCACTGAAAGTATTGTCCGGAGAATTCCTTTTGTATCTCCTGAACAAGGTATTCACTATTACTTCTGAAGAGGTCAATGATTCTTTTATAGCTCTTCCATTTCTTTTCTGTTGCATTAAGCTGTGATACCGCTTTTCCGAACTGCTCATATGAATCATCCGTCTTCATACGATTCATATAGCGGATAAACGGAGTAATGACGACTTCTTCCAACTCCGCTGCTTTGCCTTGTTTCACGGTCGGAAATTCACCAGAGCATTCAACCATGTAATCAGCTTCAGCATCCGGGATTTCATCCGCATTGTCAAAAGAAAACTTTAGCCCCGGTCGGTCTTGTCCTATCTTAACGCTGCCAGATAAGGAAGTACCACATTTACCGCAAGCCACAACAATAGGATGTTCTTCTTGCCATCCAACCTGTAATCGGACTCTGGTAATACTTCTGCAAACCTGACATTTTATAAATGTATTAAAAACCATGCATTTTCTCCATTCATATTATAAAGCATTAAATCGCCTCAACCTTTGACAGCTCCGCAAGTGCATGGGTTTTCACCGTCTTAGCCCTAATATGCCTCTGCTGGGATCGATGCTCCATCTCTGACAATCTTGATTGTTCCATCATCAGAAATTTCTATTACAGAGACATCTTCAAGTAAATGCCCATGTGCTCGAACATAATACTCAGCCAGTGTTTCCTGCTTGCCACGAAACACTGCTTTTTTCATACAAAGCAGCTTCTTTGTCCCAGAAGGCAGAAAGCCAAAGTAAAATACAGCCTCGTCCAAGCCCATCAACTTTGCGCTCGGAACATTCCCGGAATCAGTCCACGTATAACATTTGCACTCAGCCACGATAGACCTGTCAGCATTGGCAAGATCAAACTTGTGCTCCTTTGGCGGTCTGCCGATGGGGATTGCTGCTTCTTGCTCAAAATATGTATTATATTTTTCTTTGAGAATCGTTTGCACAAATTCTTGGAACTTGCGTCCGACGCGCGGATTCTCAGAATTTAAATTTGCCATCAGTGCTCCTCGTCCTGAGTGGACTATTGCCAATCTACCGTTATATACGGCACAATCAAATCGTAGAACTTCTTTGACCATTCTGCATGGAACTTTGCCATCTGCGGCCAGTCATCCTCGTTTTCAATGCTCACGTTATCAAGCTGAATAAATACCTTTGAGGATTTGATATCATCTCCACGGTTCCACTGAAGCTCCGTTCCCAGCTTCGATTCAATCTCGCTCTTGTGCTGGTAAAGAGCATCAAACGCAGCTTTATTCTCTGACCTCTCCGCTCTGGCAAACACGACCTCTGAACGTGCAGAGTCAAAATTCGCAACACAGCAGAGGTAGAAACCTCCAATGCCAAAGAAGCCGTTTATCCAGTTGTCCGTACTCGGATTTACATTGCTGAAAGAGCCGGGATTACCATGAGCCTCATGGATTTGTGTTAAGGCATACGTCCAGTAACGTTTTCTGATCTCAAACCTCGTTTCAGAGGAATCACCGCTTATACTGAGATGCTCTCCAGTCATAGATAACGCTGTCGTGATCCGGTCAAAATGGTCGATGATCCAATCAAATATTTTCGGCTGCTCTGCTGGATTGAATACATCAGCCTTCTCCTCAATAACGATGGAACGTGTTGTACCTGTCAATTTTGAGTATTCCCAATTTAGGTTCTCACCAAATTCGGCCTCAATCTGGTCTTTTAATTCCTTCAGACGGTTATAGGTATCCACATTATAGGTGTAGATGCCCATCTTGATTCGTTTACCATAGGGAATGGAAAAGAATAAATGATAACCGTTCGCGCCTATGTGCACATCGTAATATGTTCGACCAGCAGCTTTCTGTTTTGCTATATCGCTTGATCTGCCGTGCTCATTTGCATAATTTACGAATGCTGTCCAGAATTGCAGTTTTTGATCATCTCCGGAGCCTTCTGCACTTTCCTCGGATTCCGGTACGTTCACCGATACTTCCTCCAACTCCTCCGGGATTTCTCGTCCATCTTTGACGAATGAAATGCCGATCAGTTTTTCCAACTGTTCCTCGTCGAATTGCAGGTTCCAGCGTTCCTGCATAAATACGAGGAGTTTTTCTGTTCTGCTGTATATCTCAAATGCAGTCCAATCCTGCAGTTTGGATACCTCTATCTCTGAGTGAGATCCATTCTCGTACCCGCGACGTCCCGTGGTTTTGGAATGCTTCTTATCCTCAAAACTATCATTCTGCAAAGCCGAGTTTACGCTCTGAGACAATGGCAGAAGGTTCCCAAGTGCTCCGGAAAGAATCTTGATTTCGGAATCCTTAAACTGCCGGTACATATTACGCCAGTAATACTTCGTCGGTGTCTGAGGGAGGATATGTTCGATGGACACTTTATCCTTCTCGGACTTTGTAAACATTGACCACGTACAGAAACGATCTATATTATTTTTCTCTGCCAGCTTAGCCTCATATTCATAAAAGAAGTAGCGCAGACTGTTCCAGTCGTAGTAGCCATTTCCTGTAGAAAAATATTTCTCAATTCTGGTGACAAAGTTCTGCGTGGCAAAATCGATATCGTTCGTAGTCCTGTCATAGATTTCTTTACAGAGAACATCAACATCTGTTTCTTTCACATACACCTGACGAGCAGCTCGATAATAATCACTGCTACCATAGGATGCATTAAAATTACCCAAGCGAAATGCGACAAAGATAAAGCGTTCGATAGCTTCAAAGATTTTAACTCTGCTGTTTGCAGAAATATCCCGTCGACTGATGATCGCAGTAATCAGAGGTCTGAAATGTCCGATGCCGATACGGTTAAGCCTATCGACTCGTTTTTGCTCTTCAGGAGTAAGATTAACACTTTCAAACGGAAAATAGGTGTCATACCAGTACTTCGCCATATCTTTGAGGCTGTTGACATAGTCCTCGATTTCTTTTGGCTGGAGTTTGGATACCTCTATGATTTCCTGTTCTTCTGTTTCGGGAACTTCCGTGTCGTCAGCATCATTTACATCATCGCTGATAACCGACTCGGCCTCTGTTTCAACCAGAACTGGTGCCTTTTCAAATATGCCCTTTGACGAGAACTTGCTCAGAAGGAATTTGATATAGTCATCGCCACGTTTACGGGAATACCTAAAATAGATAATCCAATGGGCACGCAGGAAGTCATCGTCAGAAAGAGGAACACTCTTGTTCCTACCAAGCTGATAGTAGACTTCCTTCCAAGCGTCATTTATCTTCTTGCGGAGAGCAGACTTGTCCTTTTCGTCAAACACCTCATCATCATAAAGCGTGGTCAAATAGATCAGTCTGTTTTTCAATAGTTCAAGATTCGTCAGCTTCTTACCACGATTGTTCATAGTCTCAAAAGCTACAAATACATCGTAATCGTCGTCGATTTCATGAAGATTAAACATCAGGCGCTGTGTGAGCTTCTTATACAGCGTATTTACTGCCTCAAGTCCGCCTTCTCCAGACTCTTCATATAGCTTCCTGATGTTTTCTGCAAAAAAGTTCTTTGCAAGCTTTAGATTCTTCGTATAGTAGGTCTCATTCACCGCGCCGGAATACGGCTCATCGAACACCTTATATTTCATGTATTCAGCGCTGGGATTGTCGACCTCATAACCAAAAAGGTATGTTGTTACTACTCCATTCGGTGGTCTTTTTCGGCAGATGTATTTTGAGACGATCTCTTCGACCGTTTCATACCCCAGCGTGATTTCCTTATCAGACTTGCCCTTGTTCTCATCCAAGCTGCGCACGAATCCCACAATCTCGTTCAAAAGAATGACAAACGTGGTAATGCGCTGCTGACCATCGACTATATGGCAAGGCTTATATCCGTTCTCGACCAGCCACAGATCTTCACCCCAACTGATGGTCTCCTTGCCTTTTAGAGGCTTAAGGGACAGGAGGCCTGTATAGTGATACCGATCAGTCTGAAGATTTACAAGGTCATCCCAAAAATCCACCAACTGCTGCTGCAGCCATGCATAACCCCGCTGATAGTCCGGTATCCGGAATAATCTATTTTGAAAGAGCAGCGACAATGGCTGCAGCTCATTTGCCATAATGTATTCCCTCCAACTTCCTGCTTTTTCGCAATCGAATTACTCGTCCTGATATTCAGCCAGAGCATCCGTATCGATTGCCTTAATCTCAAACGTTTTCCTCGTTGACACACAGAAGTTATACTCAATCATCAGATTTGCAAGTCTCTCACCATCAATCAGAATAATGTGATGAGTATTTGCGTAATCCTTAGCCTTCTGCGAGAATTTAGCTGTTGTAACAAAAAGTCCATCACCGTGCTTCCCGGCAATCGCACCTACAAAGCTCTGAATGTCCGGCTGTCCAACGACTCTATCCGGTGCCCATTCCTTAGCCTGCATATAGATCAAAGAAAAGCCGAGCTTGTCCTCCATGATCACGCCATCAATTCCATCATCACCGGAAGCGACTGTTGCATGACTTCCGTAAGCTACAGTTCCATATCCCATCTTCGAAAGAAGATCAACAACGAGCTTTTCAAAGGTGTATGGTGAAATTTTCAGAACTTCACTCAACAAATCAGATGCAAGGCTTGCATTAATCTGCTTGTATGCGTCTTCAAGCTGGTCATCGGGTGTAAGATCCGTCTGCTTTGAAATCACAGGCACTGTATCATCTCCATTTGTAGGATCAGAGGCGGATGCAAAATCTACAAATGAAGGAAACTGTTCCAAATATTTGGAATCTATTTTCTCCGGATTTTCTGCAACCACCTTCTTTCCAGCTTCTGTAATAACAATAGTAGCGCGGGCAGGACTATCAAGGAGTCCAGCTTTTTTCAGATAAGTCTTCGCCCATCCGACCCTGTTTTTAAACACGGTTTGCCTGCCGCTCGGAAGCATTTCCGCGAGGTCTTCCGCTGATAAATTTAGCTGTTGAGCTAACACGGCAGTAACGTCTTTAATTTTATAGACCTCACCGTCTTTTACTGCTGTCAGTAAAGGCTTCATCAATTCATCGTATTTTGGCACTGCCATTGTTAGTCCTCCTCCTTGACTCACTGAAGATCGGGATCGCTCCCCAGAGGTGTAATTCCGTTTTCTTTGAGCATTTCATTTATTTCATAAATCGAATTCTCAGCGCAGGCCGCTAAAACACATTGATAAACGTAACCTTCGTTTTTCATCGAATTCAATTTAAAATCCGTTTTACCGAGAAACATCTCAGCCTCTGGCAAAGGCAACTTCAGACCTACGCATAATGCAAGAACTGTCTGAACTGAAGTCGGGTATTCCTCATCATTTCTCAACCGCTGTATGGTCTTTTCGCCAACAAGCGAGCGGTCTGCCAATTGCTTATTTGAGAGCTTTTTCTCTTTTTGCAACGCGACCAGTGTCTCTGCAAAAGAGCCGGGATATCTGCGTAATGCTTCAGAACGGCGCTTTGCGTTCTTGATCTGATCAAGAAGTGCCTTGTTGTGTGCATTAAGCTCGAAGGAATACTCAACCTGATTTTCAACTGGCGCTGAATTACGCATAAACTGCGTGTAATACCTCGCCCCTTGATATTTCGATTGATAACTATATCCCTTCGAGAAGACGACGCAGCATTCATCCATGTGCGAGAGCGCATATTCTGACAGCGTAGCATTCCCGGACTGATCTCTCGCTATGTATTTCTCGTTATTGAGAACGAGATGACGATCTGCAAAAATAAACTGTCCGCTGTCAATCAGCTTCTTAAACTCACGGTCAAAGCAGTATGCCTTAAACAAATCGGCATAGGGAATAGTGAATGTCTGATTCTTATCCAAGGCACCGGCTTCAAATGAATATCCGCGAACATACTGACCATCCACAAACGGATATGCACCCTCAGCTTTGGAATACCCCAGATCCATCAGGCGAACCTTGGCTGCCTGCCTCGACACATCGAACAGCTCCGCAAGTTCATCAATGACATTCTCATAGGCTGCAATGCTCGCATCATCAGCCCCGCCATAAGCTACAAGAAGCTGTTCTACCTTCAAGCGCGTCGTTTTCGCAGGCATCAAGATTCTCGGAGCGACACCTTTGGCTTGCCACTCCATCCAGTCTACGGCCTTCCATTTATCTGAATCAGTTGTGTTTGCAGCTATTTGGCACTGGATAGCCCTTCCAAGATTATCGTTAGCACCTATCATTTTCATCAACACATGATAAGGCTGATGACGGTACCAGTGGAAACATTCATGAGCCAGAGTAGTGCGCTTTGTTCCTACAGATCTTTCATAGGAGACACGCGGATCAAGATAAACGGTTCCTCGTTTGGCATTGCGAATTGTAATCTTCCGGTGCTTATCGAGAACATTCCCGTTATCAAATATGATAGTCCCAAAGTAAGTAAGATCATCTGACAGAGGAACATCTTCGATAACCTGTAGTTTCATATCGCTGGCTATTGTCTCGATTGGAACCCTCATCGGTTTATCCAGTGCTTCCGGACAATACCTTGTCAGGAACTTCTCAGCCTCGCCTTCAAACTGGTCGCGAGAGATAATAGGTACCAGCTCTCCGGACAGACGGTCATTATCAGATTCCTCTTGCGGCTCACAATTACCAACAGACATGATCCGGAACCCGCTCATATCGATGCCAAGAGTAACCTGACAATGGATCTTAAGCCAGCGCTCATTAAAATATCCCTTGCGAGATGCGGATGGCATTTCGACATCGCATGATGCAATTACATCGAAAGCAATCACGCCATCCTCCGGCTGTTCAATATGGATAACATTCTCGATTTCCATATCAATGACTGATAGTCTTTTCGTGTCACCAGAATGATCCTCTTGAATATAAGCTATGGCCGCATCCCGGATGTCGTCATAACGAGATTGGTCGATCAGTTTCTGCAGTGGGCTTTCATCCTGCGCTTCATAGTAGTCCAGTCTGCTGTCGTTGAGCTCTTTACGTATTTCACGCCAATTAGGCATGTGCCTATCCATGTGTGCGATGAATGTAGCATCATGCTTTCTTGTGATTAAATGTGTAAGCTCATGCAAAATAATATAATCAAGGCAGGCATACGGTTTCTGGGCGAGCTGCAGGTTGAACCACAGCTTCTTTTTATCTGTGCTGCAGGCACCCCATTTTGTGACCATATATTTCGTTTGCCAAGAATCACATTTAAGTCCTGTCTGTGTCTCCCACTTAGGCAGACGCTTTTCTATTTCTTCCTTTAGGATCTTCCTATATTCCTCTTTCACATAAGCGTCTCGCTGTTTCACGGTACTTTTGGCGCTCATGGATAGAACAATATTCTGATTCTGAATCTCGAAGCTGTTCTTTTGATTGTCCGGCTTGAAGACAAGAAAGTATTGCTTCCCCCAGATATACATCGTCTCGCCGGAAACATACTGTCGCTTCGATGCTCTTGGCTGATCCTGAAACTGCGCAATAGCCCTCTTGATAAAGCCCAGCTGAGTTCTGGCATAAGCCTCTATAGCTTTATCGTCCACGGATAAAGGCGCAGAAATTACCACATGTCCATCCGGCGGCTTCACCTGAAGGTGCATATTCTTTATATTCTTTTTTTGCACATCAATCGGAATCCCGGAAATGACAATGCGCATTAATACTCCTCCTGTTTCTCAATGATCTTATAGATGCGCTCCACCTCGGAATCATCACCCAGAATCTCAAAGAGAGCCTTTTTTATTCTTCTGACAACAACCTGATTATCCCTGAAACCAGACAGAGCTTGCTTTTTCACGGCTTTGTGAATTCGTAGGGCAAGTTTCTCGTCCTCGCCGGTGTTGTCATAAATAGCCATAAGCGCCTTGCTCTTACGGATGCTTTCCGGATATTTATCGTTATCCTCCGGGCAATCAACGTCCTTAGCCAGCTTTATATATTTCTCAAGCATCTCAGCATAGTCAAGAACTCCCTGCTTACGCTCTTCAATGAGCTTATCAAGGATTTCTGACATTTTTGCGTAGTAGCGCGGATTGACAGTGACCTTTTCGATAACCTTCTTACGGATGTTATTCTCGATGGCCTCTGCTGCACCTTCTTTGTGGCCGCTATCGCCTTCACCGGTAAGCGTCTCACCCTGCTTTGCTACAAAATCCAATAGGGTAAGATCATCAAAATCACCGATCTTTTCTGCGTCCGCTGCCGTGATGTAGTTATCGATCATCTTTCTCATATCAGGCTCATAGGCCTTCAAATCGAGGAAGTCACCACTGGCCGTACCGATGGTTTTCTTCAACTCAATGTAGAAAGTGACCTTCTTGTCATATTCATTCAGTTTGCCAGATGAGATGTCATCAACCAGATATGGTTTTGCTTCCGCGAACGCTCTGACAAGACTGCTCACCAGACGATAGAGTTTTTCTCTCAGGCGTGCATAAATCTCGTCGCTCTCCTCCGACTGACCGGAAACACCACAGAAATAATGGATGTACTGGATTTCCCCACGAGGTTCCTCGACGCCTTCGCAGAGTTCTTCGACGGCATCATACACTTCCTCAAAATAGGATACCGTAGCATCGTGGCGATCCTTAACAAGTCCTTTTACATCCTCCGGATCATATCCTTCAAAAGCTCCGGAAGTATAGTCCTTCATTGCAGTCTGGAGTTGTCCAAACAGCTGCTTGTAATCCACGATATAGCCGAAGTCTTTACTATCATCATCAAGGCGATTGACGCGGCAAATCGCCTGAAACAGGCCGTGATCCTGCATCCTCTTGTCGATGTAAAGGTAGGTACAAGGAGGCGCATCAAATCCGGTGAGGAGCTTGTCCACGACGATAAGGAGCTTCATATTCGCGGGCTCCTCTACGAATTTGCGCTTTGCCTCCTTTTCAAATTCCTCCACCTTGGCCTGAACCGATCCCGCATTCGTAAGGTCAGAAGGATCAAGCCCCAGCATCTTCAAATACGTCTCGTATTTGAGGAAGGTTTCAGTATCATCCTCATCGCTGACGGTATCAGTGCGCAGTTCGCCCTTGTTCGGTGTATAGGAAGATATGATGGCGCACTTCTTAAAGCCCATCTGTTGGAAGATTTCGTAATACTTACAAGCCGTAGGAATACCATCAGCTACAAGAATCGCATTACCGTTTCCATCCATCAGACGTGGCTTCATATTAAAATCCTGAATGATGTCCCATGCAACCTTTTCCAGACGAGACCGAGAACTGTATACCTTCTGTATCGTGCCCCACTTCTCCTTGAGCTTTGCTTTAGCACGAGAAGAGAGGCCTCTGGTCTTTACATCAAACCACTGGTCAACACGATCCTGCGAAGATAAATTCTGTGGAACATCACGATACTCATAACGCAAATCCAGCACGACACCATCGGCAACGCCTTCGTTATATTTATAAGCATGGATATATGTACCGAAAACTTCGATACTGATCTTTTTATCCTTTTTCAGCAACGGAGTACCCGTAAAGCCGATAAATACAGCATTCGGCATGATAGTCTTCATCGCTGTATGGAGTTTACCGGACTGCGTTCTGTGGCATTCGTCTACAAATACCACGAGATTTCCCTTTGCCTCGAAATCAGCAGGGAGGGAGGCTTTCAGTTCTTCAATATACTTATCGTAGTCATTCTCTGTCGCTTCACCGCCACGACGGCCAAACTTATGAACCAGAGAGCAAATTAGCGAATCATCATATACATTCAGGCGATTCAGCAAGTCCTTCCCGCTCTTGGTACGAGCAATATTTTCATCCACGCCAGTGAATGTTTTTTCTATCTGCTCATCAAGCTCATCTCTGTCTGTCACAATAAGGACACGGGCATTAAGTTCCGCCCAATGTGTCAGAATCCACTTGGCGAGCCATACCATTGTCAGCGTTTTGCCTGAACCCTGTGTATGCCAAAGAATACCACCCAGCGGTTTATCCTGATCTCTGTTCGGATTGTGAAGCTCCGTCCTCAGATTATTAAGCCTCTGCTGAGTGCGCTTGATGCCAAAATACTGATTGTACCGGCACACCTTTTTGATGCCTTTATCGAAGACAACAAAATTCATAATAAGGTCGATAAAACGTTCCTTATCGAACATGGCATATATCTGCTTCAGGAGTTTATTATCGATGACTTCGCAGGTTTTACTGATACGAACATCTACTGGATCACGCTCCTCCTCATGTTCTTTGAAACCGTCATCCTTCCACTCCATATAAAACTTCTCTCCGGTCAGAAGCGTCCCGTAGCGCAGGCCTTCCGACTCGTTTCCAGCCATACAGAACTGCATGGTAGTAAAGAAGCCTCGAATAAAGGAGTCCTTCTGATTTGTGAGATTCTGGCGGATGCCTTCGGACACGGAGATGCTGCTTCGCTTTAATTCGATAACGGCCACAGCAATACCGTTCAAATAGATGACAAGATCCGGCCTTTTCTCCTGTTGCTCAACAACAGTTACTTCCTCAGCTATTGCAAAGTCATTATTCAGCGGATTGGCCTCGTCAATAAGTTCAACTGTCACCGGAGGCTTCTCCGGGCTCTCACTGACTGGAATGCCGTACTTCAACCGCGAATACACAGTCTTATTGGCATCATAGACCCCACGAGAAAGGTTTCCTGCTTCCTGCTGCAGCTGCATAACGGCAGCATCAATCAGTTTGTCTGCATAGCCCTTCAGTCGAAGATACTGGCGCAGGCGATCTTCCTTGATGTTCTTATTCTGATAATCCGACAGGTTACCGATATACTGATAGCCCAAGATTTCCGGATCTTTAAAGAAGCGGATCACTCTTTCCTGTGTTTTGATTTCGGCATCCCCAATACTCATCTGACAGGCACCTCCTTACATCAATCTGACCTTGCCGGTCAGCAGTTCTTCCATCATTCCTTGCTTTATTTTCTGGTATTTTGATAGCTTCTTTTCGAGTCTATGGATATCTGAATCCATGTCAAAAAGGATACCAGCTATGGCTTCTTGTTCTTCCTTCGTTGGTGGTACATATAAGTCAAACTTCACAAGGTCTTTCTGATACAAGTGATTAATCGTCGACCCCGCTGACAGTTGCTGAAGGAAATCCTTAAATACTGACGACTCTAATACGTAAAACATAAAATGTGCTATATATGCATCCGTTATAGGCTTTACAAGAAATACGCCACTATTTAGTGTCGCCGGTCTGGTTAGATCAGCCACATATGCAACTTTTCCAATGGTACCGTCTTTTGTAAGCAGGAGATCGCCGTTTGAAACTTGAATATTGGGATCTTGCTCATACCTGTTGTAGTCCACATAATGACAACCATTCCAGTCAATCTGACCATCCTTAAAATCTGTACCAGTAATCAGGTATGAATAACCTTCATCCAGATACTCCGCAGTGGTCAATCCCTGCCAGCCAATACGCGCTTTAAGTTTGGAATTCTTTGAGAGATTGATTTTTACCCATTCTCCATCGAACCCATCCAGTCGCTTCTTCCCAGTGACAAGCATTTGCAGCGTACCCTGACGTATGTCCTTTTTCTTTCGGATGAGCTTTTTCAAATCTTCAATCAAAGCGTCTACATCAGACAGCGCATTTACAATCTTTTCCTGCTCAGAAGTTTTAGGGACAATTATTACCGTATCTCCTAATGAGCCTTTGGAAACAGATGAAACCTTCGTCCCATGAATATATGGCAAGAGCTGATCATGATACAAATGCGAATTCATGTAATAACCCAGCCATTTAGGCACAAATTCGCCGGACTTCACTCTGAAAGGGATTGTATGCAACCCAGCCATCACTGGTTTGTCAGACGTATTTGTTACCTCCGTGACTTTGCCGACAGTCTCATCTTCGGCAGTATCTGCCATTACAACATCCCCGTCTTGGAGCGGCTGCGCTGAACTTGATATTCTTACTCCGTCATTTATGTACGGGACATCTTCTCTGGTACAATCCAGCACCTCCGGGAAGAGGATCAAGACATCGCCGTAATGTATATTTCTGAATTGGCCACTGTCATAATTAAGCTCAGCACGAGAATAAGTGTTGTTGTTCAAGATACGAAAAGTGTCAGAGAAACTTTGTACATCCCACTCTTCAGGGATCATCCCTATTTGCGTCTTTTTCATTCCCATTTGAATCCCATCCTTTCCAGATGAGACTTTACCTTTGCCTCATACTCCGTTGTGTCAGACTCAAGTTGCGGAAGTGTGCTCTCGTAGCGCTCTGCCAGCTCAATGATCCTATTTGTCAGATGGTGGGAAATAGCAGCGTACAAATCAGCAATCCCTTCAAAGATGCTATCAAACCACTTCTTGTTCACCAACAGATCCAGTATCTCCTCATCTGTCAGGCTGTCATATCTTGCTCTGCACTTCTCATCAAGCGCCTTGTTCAGATCCTTTACAACCTTGTTGTAGTCGGACACTTTACCGCAAAGGTCTAAAGCCTGTCTGAGTTGATTTACATCATCCTGCAAGCTCTCCGGTACACTCTCTACTGTACGAATAACAAATAGGCGCAGCATAATAGAAGACTTTGTAACAGTTCCTTTTTCTGTTAATGCGCTTTCGCAAAGCGGGTGTCCCACCAGATATGCCTGAAGACGCTTTTTCTGCATAGGAAGTTGATTCATCAAAATTTCCAGCTCTATGGTTTCCTCCGTCTCTACATGCTGTGTAAGTTCCTCGATCTTAGCCTCTACGTCCTTCGCCTTGACTTTTCCGTTCTCAGCAACATCGGCAAGAGCAGATTCTTCATCGGCGCTCTCAATCAGATCAGAAAGCTGGGATTCAGTTTCTGCGACAACATTCTCGGCTTCCTCTATGGCATTCTTTTCCTCACGGAAAAAGGTATCTATAACTATGGCCTTTGGAATCAATCTGCCTTCCCATCCGGTGACTTTCATCTCGCCTTTATTCTTGCCCTGTGTGATCTCTTCCTCGATATTGTCTGTCGCTCTGGCATTGGCATACCCAGCCGGTTCGCTTATGATAAGCGACACGTCATCGTTCATGACCTCATTCCAATAAGCCAGCAACACTTGATACACGTCGTATTTATCAATCAGCGTCAGGTTTTCAAATTCAGTGAGGATATCCTCCGCAAGACTAACAATTAACTCTCTCGCGGATACATCTTCATCAAGGGAAGATAGAGCCGGATATTCCTTGGCCTTCCATGCTGCAAAAGCCTCGTCGAGTTTCTCACCGTATTCTGAGAACTCGGCGTTTTTATATATTGTCTGACGGATGTTTTCGTGCTCAACATTCAAGCTGTAGTATTTCTCGCTAATCGCCGTCAGCAGCTCAGCCTTCAGCGAAGGAAATACTTCCCAGTACTTGGAGAGGCCATCAATGTCAACCGCAGGGATGCCTCCATGAATGTGCGCATAGATATCCTGAATATCCTCCGGTTCTGTGGAGTCAATATAGCGGGTGATGTTCAGGTTATACCCGTTCTTCTTTTCAATTTCATCGTTTGGTACGAAACGAGCATACTTGGGATCGGTTGTTATCTGCTCATTGAATGTTGTGATGATTCTGTAAATATCACGTTCACGCAGACGGTTTTTATTTCCGTCCTTAACGTACCCACGGCTGGCATCAATCATAAAGATACCCTGTCGGTTTGCAGCACCTTCCTTATCAATCACGAGCACGCAGGCGGCTATGCCGGTGCCGTAAAACAAATTTGCCGGAAGGCTGATAATACCCTTGATCCAATGCTTCTTAATAATAGCTTCCCTGATAGTAGCTTCCGCATTTCCACGGAATAAAACACCATGAGGAAGAATAACTGCAGCTTTGCCGTTCGTCTTCAATGCTTTAAGAATGTGCATGAGCCAAGCATAGTCTCCGTTCTTCTCTGGAGGCGTATCTCCATAGCCCTCGAATCGACCATACTCTTTACCTGCAATACCGTCACGCCAGTTTTTCATTGAAAAAGGCGGATTAGCTACTATGTAATCGAAACGCTCAAGTATGGAATTATCGGATTTGTCAAGATACTGTGGATTTGAGAAGGTATTGCCACTTTTGATAGTAATCTCGGCTTTACGATGCAGAACGGCATTCATCTTTGCCAAACCAGCTGTGGTACTTTCCTTTTCTTGGCCATATCCCATAATTGGAATCGGAGCCGCGTCGATAGCTCGTATTAATAGGCTGCCGCTGCCACAAGCAGGATCACATACCGTGGCACTACTATCAGTGCAACGGCTAATACCTACAACATTGGCAAGGATTCTGGAAACCTCTGCAGGTGTATAGAATTGTCCCTTGCTCTTTCCGCTTTCTGTAGCGAATTTGCGCATCAAATATTCGTAGGCGTCTCCGATGATGTCATCGCCTTCAGCCTTGTTCCGGGAGAAGTCCAGTTCCGGACGCTGGAAAATGGAAATTAGGTCGGTCAGCTTATCGACCATTTCCTTACCGCTTCCCAGCTTCTTCTCATCGTTAAAATGTGCAATATCAATAACACCCTTAAGGTCAGTGTTTTCATCAGCAAGACGGGCAATGATCTTATCCATGCCCTCGCCGATGTTCTTCTTTCCCTTAAGCGCAATAAAGTCATCAAAGGAGCAGCCCGTCCGCTTCTCCGGATCGGGATCTTTGTCGTGTGCCTTATCGAAGACCTTGATGTCCTCGTAGGCTCCCTTATTCTTAAATTTATCAGTGACATACTTCATGAACAGAAGCGTCAGGATATAGTCCTTATATTCCGAGGAATCCATGCCTCCGCGAAGTTTGTCGCAGCTCGCCCAAAGCGATGCATATAATTGTGTTTTCTTGACAGCCATTTTTCGCCTGCTCCTTGTCTAATGATTTTCTTTGATTTTCAGTGCGAATCAGTCAGCGCTCTTACCGCTCTTAACCCATTCATCGAGTTCGGAAATTTTAAACTTCCACTGTTTTCCGATTTTTTGAGCAGGCAAACCTTCCTTACCATTTCTGATCCAGCTGCGAAGAGTGACCGTTTTAATACCTAAATATTCCGCAGCTTCATCTATACTTATCCATTTGTCATTCATGATTTCTTCCATGCTCTCACCTCGTGATTTGAATCTGAATACAGCTCAACTATTTTAGTATACAGCATAAATGTGAATTTTTCAAGAGTTTGCTGTTATTTGTTGATATTATTTTTTATTTGTGCGTTCTCAAAAATCGTCACCGGACATGACTATGTCCGGTCTTTTTTTTGCTTATTTTTCAAGACATAGCCTTTCTTAACCTACCCGCTTTTACCTGTTAGCACCGCAAAAACGGACATGCCTGTGTCCGAGGTTTCAATCTCTAAAAATGGCATACTTGCCTTAGCACGTGGGAGCCATCTGCGCAGGGTGTTTCCGGTTCCACGTGACTACCTATGACAATCAAATACTGTACCGATCACCGGAAGTGAGGTGCAGCCGAAATGGAGTAATCCTTCGGTATGCCCTCACGCCTGTGGTCTGGTTTTGCATGTCTGGAGCTCTCCATTTCGGCAAAAGCCGAAGGAGGGCTTTCATTATGCAAAACAACGACAATCAGAAGACCTATTTCATCTACGTTCGCAGCACTGGCGAGAAGGTTCTGGTCACCAAAGAGCAGCACGATTCCTTCTATAAGGAAGCCGACCGTATTCGCCACAAAGAGCAGGATCACGGCAGGTGCATGTGTCCCTACCGTTTCATCTGGAAGTGCGACGGTGACTGCATCGGCTGCGAATATCATACGGCAGGCGACATTACTTCTCTGGATCAGCCTCTCCCTGATGGCAACGGCACCCTTGGTGACTATATTCCCGACCGCAGTAAGCCGATGGAGGAAGTCATCGCCGACCGTATGCTCTTAGAGCAGCTCTTTGCCAGACTGCGTGAGCTCGACCCGGAGGCCGATACCATCATTCAGCTTTGGAAGGATCACCCGGAGAGTATCTCCGACCGTGCCATTGCAAGAGAGCTCGGTCGCCCGCAGAAGACTTTTGCGGATCAGATGAAGAAGTACCGCACCGACCTGCGCAGAATTACCGGCGACAAGTAATATAAGCACCACGAATCACACCCTTTCCGGCCACTGTCCATCAATCGGATGATGGTCGGAATTTTTTTATAAAATCCTCCGCTCAAATCGGCAGTTCATCTCCAGTGGAAGGTGAAGGCAAGAGAACACAGCCTTCAGAAAGCGAGGTGAACATAATGTACCGCAGTTACGCAGACACCGGCGGCAACGTGAACGAGGAGATCAAACTCCTGAATTCCATCAGCCACGTATCCGCCAGACTGGCAAGGAACCTCTCACTCCTTGCCGCAAGCCAATCCGAGGAAGGAGGAAAAGAAAATGTCAAAGATGGCAGAAATGGCACAGACCATCGAAGAGCTCCGCACCGCTGCTGCTTCTATTAATGCCGCAGCCGACTGGCTCTACCAGCAGTTTTCCGGCAACGAAAACTCTACGCAGGAGCCCGCGAAGGCACCTGTTAAGAAGGAAGCCAAGCCGCAGCTCAAACTGGAGGACGTAAGAGCCGTCCTTGCTGAGAAGTCACGCGCCGGTCATACCGCAGAGGTACGCGCCCTGCTTAAAAAGTGCGGTGCTGCAAAACTCTCGGAGATTGATCCGGTAAATTATGAAGCCCTGCTTCAGGGCGCGGAGGTGATCGGCAATGGCAGCTAAAGCACATGCGATCCTGTCCGCATCCTCATCCGACAGGTGGCTGCACTGTCCGCCGTCAGCGAGGCTCTGCGAAACCTATGAGGACAAAGGAAGCGACTATGCTGCGGAAGGCACCGACGCTCACGCACTTGGCGAGCACAAATTGAAAACCGCGCTGGGACTCCCTTCAGAAGACCCGACCGACAGCCTCAAGTGGTATTCCGAGGAAATGGAGGACTGCACCAGCGGCTATGCCGAATATGTGCTGGAGCAGATCGAAGCCGCCAAGGAGACCTGTGCTGACCCGGTAGTACTTATCGAACAGCGTGTAGACTTCTCCCGCTGGGTAGAACAGGGCTTCGGAACCGCCGATTGCGTCATCATTGCAGACGGTACGCTCCGGGTGATCGACTACAAGCACGGCTTAGGCGTCTTAGTCTCCGCAGAGGAGAATCCGCAGATGCAGTGTTATGCCCTCGGCGCTTTGGAGCTTTTCGATGACATTTACGACATCGAACAGGTTTCCATGACTATTTACCAACCGAGGCGTCAGAACGTCAGCACCTACGAAATCAGCAAGGACGACTTGTACCGCTGGGCAGATGAAGTCTTAAAGCCCATCGCAGATTTGGCTTTTGCCGGTGACGGGAACTTCCTGTGCGGTGAATGGTGCGGCTTCTGCAAGGCCAAGAATGAGTGCCGCGCCAGAGCTGAGGCAAACCTGAAGCTCGCGCAGCATGATTTCAAACTCCCGCCACTGCTTACAGATACTGAGATCGAGGTTATCCTCGGCAAGGTAGATGAGCTGGTTAGCTGGGCTTCCGATATCAAGGAATACGCCCTGCAGCAAGCTCTCTCCGGTAAGGAATGGACTGGCTTTAAGCTCGTCGAAGGACGCAGCAACCGCAGATACAGCAACGAGGCCGCCGTCATTGATGCGGTCGAGAAAGCAGGCTTTGACCCGTATGAGAAAAAGCTGCTCGGCATCACCGCCATGCAGAAGCTCCTCGGCAAGTCCCGCTTTGATGAACTCCTAACGGCTTATATTGAAAAGCCGCAGGGCAAACCCACACTTGTGCCGGATAGCGACAAGCGCCCGGCCATGAATACAGCAAAAAATGATTTTATGGAGGAAAACGACAATGAGTAAGAATGTAAAAATCAGCAATCCCATGAAGGTTATCACCGGTGTTGACACCCGCTGGAGCTACGCGAACGTCTGGGAGCCGAAATCCATCAACGGCGGCACTCCCAAGTACAGCGTGAGTCTCATCATCCCGAAGTCCGACACCAAGACCATCGCCAAGATTCAGGCTGCTATCGAGGCTGCCTACAAGGAGGGCGAGGCCAAGCTCAAGGGCAACGGCAAGTCCGTACCGGCGCTCTCTGTTTTGAAGACTCCTCTGCGTGACGGCGATGCAGAGCGTCCGGACGACGAGGCCTATAAGAATGCCTACTTCGTTAATGCCAATGCAACCTCTGCTCCCGGCATCGTGGACGCAGACCTGAATCCGATTCTTACCCGTTCCGAAGTGTACAGCGGCGTGTACGGTAGAGCCAGCATCACGTTTTATGCTTTCAACTCTTCCGGCAACAAGGGAATCGCCTGCGGGCTTAACAATTTGCAGAAGATCCGCGACGGTGAGCCTCTCGGCGGCAAGGCAAGCGCTGAGTCCGACTTTGCTACTGACGACGATGAAGATTTTCTCAACTAAGGAAAGGAGCGCAAAACAATGGAAAGCACAGTTATGATTTCATCCCTTCTCTGCAACATTCTGATCGGATGCTTCTGCATCGTAGTCCTGTCTTGGGCAGTGGTCGCCATCCAGACGGTGATCAACGACTTCAAGCGTGAGAAACGCGAGGAGAAAAAGGCCGCGCAGGACGACGAATACCATATCAAGCGTATGGAATCCCTGAAATAATCCAAGTACCGGCAGGCGGCTTAGGAGTGATCTTAAGCCGCTTGTTTGAATTGAGGTGAAAATCTATGCAAACACTTAGTATTGATATCGAAACCTACAGCGACGTGAACCTATCCAAATGTGGCGTATATAAATATGCCGAGTCACCGGATTTTGAGATACTGCTGTTCGGCTACAGCGCCGACGGCTCCGAGGTGACGGTCATCGACCTTGCACAGGGAGAGCGCCTGCCGCAGGAAATTATAGATGCTCTGACTGATGATACTGTCATCAAATGGGCTTTCAACGCAAATTTTGAACGGGTGTGCTTATCACGATATCTCCGTGATCTTGGAGTAAGCCTTGATCCCTTCCATGATAACCACCCTCTCTCGACCGAATGCGCACGCTTCTTGAATCCGGAGAGCTGGCGTTGCTCTATGGTCTGGGCGGCAACAATGGGACTGCCGCTCTCTCTGGAAGGCGTCGGTGCCGTCCTTGGTCTTGAAAAACAGAAACTCACAGAGGGAAAAGACCTGATCAAATACTTCTCCGTGCCCTGTGCTCCGACGAAAACAAACGGCGGTCGCACAAGGAACCACCCTTTCCATGCACCGGACAAGTGGGAGGCCTTCAAAAAATATAATATCAGAGATGTAGAGACCGAGATCGGCATTAAGGATCGTCTTGCAAAATTCCCTGTGCCGGAGGCGGTCTGGGATGAATACCACATCGATCAGGAAATCAACGACCGTGGTGTCCGACTCGATATGGATCTGGTAAAAGAAGCCATCGAAATGGACTCCCGCTCCCGGTCAGAACTGACTGCTGCCATGAAAGATATGACAGCACTTGACAATCCAAACTCCGTCCAGCAAATGAAACAGTGGCTCTCCGACAACGGGCTCGAAACCGACAGCCTTGGAAAGAAAGTCGTGGCAGAGCTTATCAAAACCGCTCCGCCAGAACTTCAGACCGTTCTGGAACTCCGACAGCAGCTTGCCAAATCCTCCGTCAAGAAGTATCAGACGATGGAGCGTGCAGTCTGTGATGACGGCAGGGCTCGCGGCATGTTCGCATTTTACGGAGCCAATCGTACCGGGCGCTGGGCAGGCAGGCTTATACAATTACAAAACCTCCCGCAAAATCATCTCCCGGATCTGGCCGACGCACGCGCTCTTGTGAAATCCGGCGACTTCGATGCTGTGAAGCTCTTATATGAAGACGTCCCGGATACACTCTCTCAGCTGATCCGGACAGCATTTGTCCCGAAGGACGGTACGCAGTTTTATGTTTCCGACTTCAGCGCCATCGAAGCAAGAGTCATCGCGTGGTATGCCGGTGAGACGTGGCGTCAAAAAGTCTTTGAAACCGGAGGTGACATCTACTGCGCCAGCGCCAGTCAGATGTTCCATGTTCCGGTTGAGAAGCATGGCATTAACAGCCATCTGCGTCAAAAGGGCAAAATTGCGGAACTCGCGCTCGGCTACGGCGGCTCGGTCGGTGCCTTAAAGGCAATGGGCGCTATAGAGATGGGACTTTCCGAAGATGAGCTTCCTCCTCTGGTGGACGCATGGCGGCAGACAAATCCCAACATCGTAAAATTCTGGTGGGATGTCGACCGCGCTGTCATGGAGGCTGTGAAGTATAAACACACAAACAGCAGCTACGGACTTACCTTCTCCTGCCGCTCCGGGATGCTCTTTATTACGCTGCCCTCCGGACGGAACCTCGCCTATGTAAAGCCAAAGGTCGGTACGAATAAATTCGGAGGCGAGTGTATCACCTATGAGGGCATCGGCAGTACGAAAAAATGGGAACGGCTCGACTCATACGGGCCGAAATTCGTGGAAAATATCGTGCAGGCAACCTCCCGCGATATTCTCTGCTATGCCATGAAGACGCTGCGCTGCTGCTCCATCGTCATGCATATCCACGACGAACTGGTCATCGAAGCAGACCCTCGCATGTCTCTTGACGTTCTCTGTGAACAGATGGGCAGGACTCCGCCGTGGGCAAAAGGCCTGAAGCTATGCGCCGACGGTTACACCACGCCCTTTTACAAAAAAGATTAAAAATCGTCCGCTCAAATCAGGCGTTCATCTCCAGTGGAAATTGGAGGTGGACGCCTTTAAGTCTGCCCGGAAAGGAGGACTTTTGAGTGAGCAACGATTATCGCAACAGCGAAGGCTATCCTGACCCAACCGCAGGTGAAGCACTCTCCCGGATTGCTGCAAATGAAAAGCAGTCCCTTCGTGCTTTCCGGCCTATCGTCTACATCTGCTCTCCGTTTTCCGGAGATGTGGAGACAAACGTAGCCAACGCCAGACGCTACAGTCGGTATGCCGTGGACAAGGGATATATCCCTATCGCACCGCATCTGCTATTTCCGCAGTTCCTTGACGACGACAATCCGGATGAACGTGAGCTTGGTCTTTTCTTCGGAAATGCCCTCATGAGCAAGTGCGCTGAGGTCTGGGTATTCGGCAGCCGCATCTCATCCGGTATGGAAGCAGAAATCAAACGCGCCAAGTGGAAGGACTATCGCTTGCGCTATTTCACAGAAGAATGTCAGGAGGTTTAACGCTATGTATGAAATTAAAGAAAATCGCAGAGAGCTTTTCGATGGCACGGAGATTACTACCTACACCCGTGATGTGGTAAGTGCCAATATCCTGCAGGTCGAAGCCGGGACGACCGGCTACAAAGGTGGCGACACCGGCCACGGCGGACGCACTTATTTCCGCATTTCCGATGAAGCCAGCACAGATATCCATATCAGGCCTTTTATGGACAGATTCGGCTGCAACGGTTTTGAAGTTACCCTCGGCGGCGACTGCGAACTGGAAACTATGATCCGCGCCCTGAAATTTATCACGAAGGTGCTGGAAGAAGAATCGGAGGAGGTGTACGACTGATGTTTACCCTGTATAGCGCCGATTTTATCGGCAATCCCGGAAACTGCTCCTATCCGCATAAGACCGTTGTCATGAATACGGACAGCATGAGAGACGCAGTCGGTCACGACTATGTGTGCGCGGAGTACAAAAACCACTACCGCAACAGCGACAATTTCCTCTCCGCTGACTGTCTTCCCGTGGACTGTGATAATGACCATTCAGAAGATCCGAAAGACTGGATCACACCGGCAGACGTGCTGGAGGCATTTCCGGGAGTAAGCCTCGCCATCCATTACAGCCGCTTTAATCAGCGCGAGAAAAACGGCAAACCGGCAAGGCCAAAGTTCCATGTGCTCTTTCCCATCGACCGGGTAACGGATGCTGCCCTCTATAGCGATATGAAGAAGCTGGTCAATTCCATATTTCCGTATTTCGATACGAAGGCGCTGGATGCTGCTCGCTTCTTCTTCGGAACACAGGAGCCGAATGTGGAGCTCTATCCCGGTCGCATGAACCTCACGGAATTTTTGAATGACGACGAGTTCGATGCAGACCTGCCCGGCGGCCACGAGAAAGATGTCGTGATCCCGGAAGGAAGCCGTAATGCTACCATGTCCCGCTTTGCCGGTATCGTCATTAAGAAATACGGCGACACGGAAAAAGCCTACCAAAGTTTTCTGGAAAAGGCCGCAACCTGCGTGCCGCCTCTGGATAGCAGCGAGCTTAATACAATCTGGCACAGCGCCCAGCGCTTTTATTCCAAGATCAGCCGTGAGGACGGTTATGTCCCTCCGGAAGTTTATAACGATGAGAATAGCTATAAGCCGGAGGACTTTTCCGACGTCGGGCAGGCCGAGGTGCTCTCGAAGTATTTTGCAAACGAGCTGCGCTACTCACCGGCCACCCATTTTATCCGATACAGCGATCACTACTGGCAGGAAACAGAGCCCGGCGCACAGGCCGTTGCTCATGAACTCACCCGCAGGCAGCTCGCTGAAGCCAATCGAAATATGATGGAGGCTCTGCAGAAGCTCAAAAATTGCGGAGCGCAGGAAATCCTTGATAACACATCCAAGGCCAAAGCCGAACAGTTGATGAGCGACGAGCAGATGGCGGCCTATCAGGAGTTCCTTGCTGCCAAGGCCTACCAGAGCTTTGCCGTCCGAAGACGCGACTCCAAGAACATTACATCTACCCTCAAAGAGACGCACCCGATGCTGGAAATCTCGCCGAGAGACTTGGACGCAGACTGCTTCCTGCTCTGCACACCGGAGGCGACCTACGACCTTCGTAAAGGTATGGCCGGAGCCCGCGAGCACTCAGCAGATGACTTTATTACGAAAATCACGTCCGTGTCACCCGGCAGTAAAGGAGCGCAGCTCTGGCAGGATAATCTGGATCTGATTTTCCAGAAGGATCAGCAGCTTATCGACTATGTACAGATGATCTGCGGCCTTGCTGCTATCGGGAAAGTTTTTGTGGAGGCGCTCATCATCGCATACGGCGACGGACGCAACGGCAAATCCACCTTCTGGAATGCCATTTCCCGCGTGCTGGGACTCTACAGCGGAAATATATCCGCAGATACTCTTACCGTAGGCTGCCGCAGGAACATCAAGCCGGAAATGGCTGAGGTCAAAGGCAAACGCCTGCTGATCGCTGCGGAAATGCAGGAAGGTGCAAGGCTCAACGACTCCACCGTCAAGCAGCTCTGCTCTACGGATGATGTATTTGCGGAGAAAAAGTATAAAGATCCGTTTTCCTTCAAGCCCTGCCATACGCTGGTGCTCTATACGAACCACCTGCCTCGCGTCTCCGCCTCCGATGACGGTATCTGGCGCAGGCTTATCGTGATTCCGTTCAATGCCAAGATCGATGGCAAGGCCGACATCAAAAATTACGGTGAGTACCTATATGAAAATGCCGGTGAAAGCATTCTGGCATGGATCATCGAAGGAGCCAAAAAGGTCATCGCGCTGGACTACCAGATTCCGGTACCGGACTGCGTGACGAAGGCCATCGATGAATATCGCAGCCAGAACGACTGGTTCGGACATTTTCTGGACGAGAAGTGCGATGTGGATGAGTCCTTTAAGGAAAGCTCCTCGGCACTTTATCAGGCATACCGCAACTACTCGCTGGACTGCAATGAGTATGTGCGCAGCACGGCAGATTTTTACTTTGCGCTGGAGAAAGCCGGATTCGAGCGGCTGAAACTGAATCGGAAGCGCTATTTTAAGGGCTTAAAGATTCATGATGACAACGGCGCAGAAGAAGATTTTCTGCAGTAATCCGGGACTATGACAAGGTGTATCAAGGTCTTATATAAAAACTCTCTTAGGCCTAAAAAAATAGCTCTAAGAAAAAGTTTGGTAAATACCATTGATACACCTTGCACATCCCCTGAAATTAACGCCTGACGGAGGTTTGCAATGATAGAAAAACAGATAGAAAACAAGTTAACTATGGCGGTGAAAAAGAACGGCGGCATTGCACTTAAGCTGGTGTGTCCCTCTTTCGCAGGAATGCCCGACCGCCTGATCTTACTCCCTGACGGCCATATCGGTTTCGCAGAGCTGAAGGCACCCGGCAAAAAGCCACGCCCTCTCCAGCTCTCGCGCCACAGGCTGCTGCGGGAGCTTGGCTTTCCGGTCTATGTCATTGACGATCCGGAGCAGATTGGAGGGATGATCGATGAACTTCAATCCACATGATTATCAGGACTATGCCATCCGCTATATTGAAAAGCACCCTGTGGCCGCAGTCCTTTTAGATATGGGACTTGGCAAGACGATCATCAGCCTGACAGCAGTATATAACCTGTTGTTTGACAGCTTCGAAGTGCATCGTGTTTTAGTGGTGGCTCCCTTAAGAGTCGCCCGCGATACATGGCCAGCGGAAATCCAGAAATGGGAGCACCTAAGAGGTCTGACCTATGCGGTCGCAGTCGGGACACCGAAGGAGCGAAAAGCCGCCCTCATGCATGGAGCAGATATCACGATCGTCAACCGCGAAAACCTGCAGTGGCTGATTGATGAGTCCGGCTTTCCCTTTGACTTCGATATGGTGATTATCGATGAGCTGTCGTCCTTCAAAAATCATAAATCCAAGCGCTTTAAGTCGCTGATGAAGGTACGGCCACGGATTCACCGGATTATCGGCCTGACGGGCACTCCTTCTTCCAACGGCCTCATGGATCTGTGGGCAGAGTTTAAAGTGCTGGATATGGGCGAGCGCCTCGGACGCTTTATCACACAGTACCGGACAAATTACTTCATGCCGGACAAGAGAAACGGCGAGATCATCTACTCCTACAAGCCACTGCCCTATGCGGAGGACGCCATCTATCGGAGGATCTCGGATATCACGATTTCCATGAAATCTACTGACCATCTGAAGATGCCGGAGCTGGTTTCAACGGAATACGAAGTACAGCTTTCCGACTCTGAGCACAGCCGTTATGAAGATTTGAAACAGGAGCTCATATTGCAGCTCCCCGATGGTGAAGTGACTGCTGCCAATGCTGCATCGCTTACAGGCAAGCTCTCACAGCTCGCAAATGGTGCCATATATGCAGATACCGGTGAGGTCATCGAGTTCCACGACCGGAAGCTGGACGCTTTGGAGGATATTATCGAGGCCGCCAATGAAAAACCGCTTCTTGTAGCCTACTGGTTCCGACATGACCTAAGCCGCATCAAGAACCGCTTCAATGTCCGGGAGATCAAGACCAGCCGCGATATTGCTGACTGGAATGCGGGAAAGATTCCTGTAGCAGTCATCCATCCGGCCTCTGCCGGTCACGGTTTGAACCTTCAGGCCGGAGGCTCCACCCTTGTGTGGTTCGGTCTTACATGGTCGCTGGAATTATATCAACAGACCAACGCCCGTCTCTGGCGGCAAGGTCAAGAATCCGGCACTGTGGTGATCCAGCACATTATTACCAAGGGCACCATCGACGAAAGGATCGTAAAGGCGCTATCCAAGAAAGAGATGACGCAGACCGCACTGATTGACGCGGTCAAGGCTGACCTTGAGGTGGTGTGATGACCGATCCTTATGAAAATCTCGCCAATGCCATCGTGCTGCAGGCAGTGAAGGATTACCGGGACTCCCTGAAGCGCCTGAAAAAGAAGCCCGGCAATCAAGCCGCCATGTCGGATGCAATGGAGTGTGAACGGTTCTTCCGCTCCGGCTGGTACAAAGCACTGACGAGTGTAGACGGCGAGTATCTCATACAAAAACTACGAGAGGAGGCGAAGTCCTTATGACAGTAAAAGAATATCTCCATCAGGCCTACCGCCTTGATCAGAGAATCAAGTCCGACACGATGGAAGCACAAAACCTGCGTGAAATGGCAGGCAGCGTGTCGGCTATTCAATATGATAAAGACCGCGTGCAGACATCGCGAAATACGGAAGCACCCTTTGTCCGGACGCTTGAGAAGCTGTGGACACTGGAAAAGAAAATCGCCGGTGAGCTGGAAATGCTATCAGACCTCAAGAAACAGATACGGGAGGTCATTGAGGCAGTTCCTGATACCGACGAGCGCATGGTTTTGAAGTACCGGTACATCCATAACTATACATGGGAGCAGATTGGAATGGAGCTCTGTGCAGATGCCCGCACCATTCGTCGCTGGCACGGCAAGGCGCTCCTTCATGTGACGCTTCCGGATGATCCAATTATCATTTGAAATGCGCCCGAAATGTCCTGCTTTGTCCTAAGATGTCCACCCGCCCTTTATGATAGTATATAATCAGCGAAAAGAATAAAGAAACAGCTGCACGCGCAGCACACAAGCCTTGCGGGAACACCCTGCAGGGCTTTCTTTATGCCCTGAAAGGAGGCACGGCTTATGCCAAGAAAACCACAACGACCGTGCCGCTATCCCGGCTGCCCACACCTAACGGACGGTGTTTATTGTGAGGAGCACGCCAAGGTCATGGAACAGCACTACGAGAAGTTCCAGCGCGGCTACTCTCCCGGCAAACGCTACGGCAGAGCGTGGAAACGAATCCGTGACCGCTACGTTCATAAGCACCCGCTTTGTGAGCAGTGCTTAAAGGAAGGACGCTATGTCGCGGTTGAGGAAGTCCACCACATCGTGCCGCTTGCTGAGGGAGGATCGAATGACGACTCCAACCTTATGAGTCTTTGTCGTTCGTGTCACGAGAAGATTCACCACGAGCGCGGCGACCGGTAGGGCGGTCAAAATCTCTACGACCCTTTTCCCCGGAAAACGGCGCGGGGTCTTTTACGCAAAAATTGCAATTCAAACAGGGTATTAAACCCTGCACCACAGAAATGGAAGTGATCGACATGGCGAAAGACGGAACCTATCGCGGCGGGCGGCGTGTCAAAGCTGGCTCCAAGCCGGACGCCCTCGCCGACAAAATTATGAAAGGCGCACCTGCAAAGCGTATGGAGCTGCCGGACTTCACTGACGACATGACCGACTTCGATGTTGACGACATCGGTGACGGCGTGGAGCTGGAAGGCATGGATATGCCAAGCCCGGATGATTACCTCTCTGCTCTTCAGAAGGACGGTAAGCCCCTCGGCGCAGATGAAATCTATAAGGAAACATGGCTGTGGCTTAAGGAGCGCGGCTGCGAGAGGCTGGTAAACAAGCGCCTGCTCGAAAGCTACTCTGAGGCCTTTGCCCGGTATATCCAGTGTTCCGAAGCTGTCAGCAAATACGGCATGCTCGGAAAGCACCCGACCACCGGCGCTGCAATTGCGAGTCCATTCACACAGCTTTTGATGAATTTTCAGAAGCAGGCCAACCTGCTCTGGTATGAGATTTACGACATTGTGAAGCAGAACTGCACCGAGCCCTTTGAGGGAAGCCCGCAGGACAGCGTGATGGAGCAGCTGCTTCGAAGCAGGAGGAATATGTAAATGAACACACAGAAATTAGAACAGGTACCTATTGATAAACTGGTGCCCTATGCCCGGAATGCCCGGACGCATAGTAAAGAACAGATTGCACAGCTCCGGGCTTCTCTCAGGGAGTTCGGCTTTGTGAGTCCTGCGGTCATTGACGCGGACTACAACATCCTCGTCGGCCACGGTCGCATTACGGCTGCCCGCGAGGAAGGATATGAAACCGTGCCCTGCGTCTTTGCCGAGAACCTGACGGAAGCACAAAAGCGTGCGTATATTCTTGCAGACAATCAGCTGGCGCTTAACGCAGGCTGGGATGAGGAAATGCTGTCGGTCGAATTATCTGACCTGCAGGATCAGTCCTTTGACCTATCTCTCCTCGGCTTTGATGCTGGTGAGCTGGATAAACTGCTCGGCACCGGAAGCGAAAAGGACATCGCCGATGATGATTTTGACCTCACCGCTGCCCTTGAGAAAGCTTCCTTCGTAGAGCCCGGCGACATCTGGACGGTTGGCAAGC